ATACTTTGAAAAGTTACGTTCCCAGATGTATTCGTGTTTTCTCTTGCATTGACGGTAAAACTATTTGCATTAGGAACGGTTAAAATTATAAATGTTCCATTTCTTGCGTTACCACTTGTAAAGTTAAGTTTTATTCGACAATTAACGGAATATCCATGACCTGTTTTTGTTACTGTAATAGTTCCACCTGATTGAGAATACGTTGCGCCAGTAACAAGACTAGGTGTGGTCGCTACCTGTAAACAATAAAAAGACTGTTGTGATCCTCTAGTTGATATTCTATAAGTTTGATTTGCTGGTAATGAACTAACTTGACCTGTTGAAAAAGTAATATTTACAAAGTCATTTGATTGTAATCTATGTCTTAAATTACCACCGATAATTATAACTTTAATAGATTTTTGTCCTGCGATTTGATACCAAACAGCGGCGGGTGTTGTACCTGCATCACGACGATTAGAGACTAATTCATTAGCATAAGTACTCGCGCTGTAGAAGGAATATTTATCTAAATTTGCGGCATTTCCATTGAAACTTGCTTTCTCGGCAGCCGTTAAGATTTCATCTCCACTTCCATACCTTTGAGATGTCAAAAGATCATAAAGTATCCAAGAAGGGCATGTTGTATAAGCAGTAATAAACGTCCCATCCCATGAACCTGAATAGTTTAATCTGCCTGCTAATTGACCACTTGAGACGGGATTACTATTAGAAGGAACTCTACATTTTACCCCTCTTAACATATAAGAACGTCTTGGGATTCCTTGAAATTCTTCGCTTGATGCTCTTAGACCAACTAAAGCAGTATTGTTATATGTAAGGGCTTGATCTATTATCCTTGTATAAGAAAACCAGCTAAAAGCATTAATATTTTTTGTTCCTCCATCTTCATTAAATCTAGTTACTCTAATTTGAAATTGAGTTGAATAATTTTCTAAATTAAAACGATACGTTTTCTGATATAAATCTCCCGTTCTACCTTCTACTAAATTATTAACAATATAAGTGTCATCACCGTCAATCGTAGGGAAAGAAGCTCCATCATAAACAACTTGTATTACGACCCTAAATTGTGATCCTTTTATATCTCCATCATCCTCATAAATTTGTAATTGAGGAATGCTTATTGTTACTGCTACTTCGTCGATGCCTGTCGTTGTATCTGTTTTAGTTATTGGATTCCCGTAAGTGACAAGATCACCTACTCCAATTTCTGTTCTTACATCAGCAAAACCACGAATTACAGATTGAGTTCCTAAGCCTTGACGAAAATTTAATGCAACGTCTTGATAGTTGTAGTCTTCCTCGTCTGGGTTACTTGGATCAGCAGTTGATTGAACAATAGGAGTATCATCTAAATAAATATCTTGTAAAGCGGCTTGATTGTAATTAGTCGTTCCTGGGGCGTAGTTGTTATCTCTAGGCGTTGGGAAACCTTCAATAACACCCTCAGAAAGAACATCTAATATCTGAACTCTAGCTAAGCTATCAAGTGAATCAGGTTCAGTCTCGGGAGTTCCCCCGCCACCTTTCCCACCGCCGCCGCCGCCTTGACCTGAAATTAAAAAATCAGATTCTTTCATTAGGTTTCCACCTCTTCTACATGAATACCTGCGCTAATAACAGTTGAACCGATTAAGCGTTGACCGTAGAGGATAGGAACAACAGAACCCGCCCTACTTATATTGACAGGAGAAGAAAAAGCAAAAGAATCTTGAGTGTCTTCTGTTGGTTTAGGGGGAACAGGTGTCAACATCTGAGATATACCGCCCAAGGCCAAACTTGCACCAATACCAAAGGCGGCCTTTGCTCCCCAACTAGCAGCAGCGAAACCCCCTCCACCAGCACCAAAACTTATGGCCCCAGCACCAAAAGCACCAAAAGCACCCATAGAAAGCCCTATTAAAGCAGCTCCCGCTAAGATGCTCCCTAACCCTCTACCGCCTTCACCTCCTACAACTGGCACGATCTTGATAGCTGAATTGGTAGGGTGGAAATATTCTTTTGGTTCAAGTTCTACATCATCAACAATTATTTTGTAATACCTCGGCCCCATGTGAGCTTCTAATTTAGGAAAGTTAGCCATTAGACAACGGACGGCCTCGGCTGCATCAGAAACAGCAGCATCGAAGACTGTAAAACCTAAAAAGTCGGCTAATTCTCCATAGACCTTAATTGAGGTTAGTTGTGTTGCTGACATGTCTAACCCTCTTGCCTGTGCATTTTCTTAACCACTCTCCATAGTCTTCTATACATGAAAGTCTACCTTGAATGTGATGCAATATCAGATTTTTTTCAGGCGAAGTAATCACGCCTACATGGTTCAAACCATTACCACAAACATTCATCAAAATCACATCACCTTTTTCTAAACCCTCATCAGTTTTTAGTTCTCTAAAATCTAAATCTTCAAAATAATGTTCAAAGAATGGATTGTTTTGGAAATATTCGGGATCTTCTGGACGCTCTCTTGTTTTTAATATGATCCCAAACTCTGCATTGTAATACTCTCTAACTAGCTCCCAACAATCGGCAATCTTCCAAATCCAAGGTCTACCGACCAAACTTTTTTTATAATTCTCAGGCGTGAAATTATTCCATGTTTCTTTTTTAGGGTTGCAGATAAACCACTTTAAACCTGTTCTCGCTGCTGCTATTCGATCTGCTGCACTTGGTATGGGTTCTGTCTTTGGGTGTGAATGAACAACGGCTTCAATAGAATCATGTCCATATTTATCCTCAATTCTGGCCCAATCAGCAGGGTCTAAAATAAATTGATCTTCTTGATCTTTTGCTAGATTTTTACATTTTTCATATCGTAATTTACCTTTAATATTTACAAGCAATCCACACCCTTCATTTGGGTAAACTTTTTTAAAATGTTCTAATGCTTGTTCCTTCCACATTAATAAAAGTCACCAACACCAGGAAACTCAGAAGGTAAAATCTGTCGTTTAGGTAAAGCAGTATTCACCATGTCAATTGCAGAAGCTAATTCAAACTCACATACATTTCTGCTTTCTAATGATTTACGAGCTACAACATATGACTCTTGTGGAAATTCTTGCGTTACGTCAGGCGTTCCATATGGGTTATCACCTGTAAAATTTGAATTAGGCAAGTACTTCAATAATGTCCTTATTCGCACGACTCGAGCCCCTACCAAGTCATTACCAGGAGTAACGGCATTAACGTCAACCAAGATTGCAGAGAAAGTAGAAAATAAATTACTAACCGTTAGGGTTGGTCTTGGCAATTGTCCATGTCCGTTATATTCAAAACCTGAACATTGAATGGGTAATCTTTGATATTCCTTTGACGGGTTGCCCCAGTGAATCGGGGCGTATGCGTTGTTTCCTGTCGTTACTGCGTCAGTCATACCCGTAAAATAATACGTTCCACTATCTGAACTTGAGGGCGTTCCATGCAAAGAAGAGACCAAAGTTAATTGGAATAGCTCAATAATTGAACTAGGATTAACAGCTTGTAAATCACTTACAGGTACGGGCATCAGGCTTCAAAAACCTCTCTAAAGGTTGCTTTTAATGTATTAACGCCGAATGAGGTTTGTGAAACATTCCATTCCTCACATATATATTTACCTGCGTTACTATTCGGATCTGTCCAATCAAAGCTTTCAGTTCCACCTCTTGCAGATAAAAAAGTAAGAATATTATCTCGTTCTGTATTGTCTCTATTAGCAAAAGTAAGAGTCCAAATTTTAGGGGCATTATTAAACGAACCAAACTTTAAACGCTGTTCATAATTTCCATCATCAAATCTAATTGTTCTTACAGCAGGCTTAATTGATAAGGAAGCCGTGAAACTAGGAACGTAGGAAAAAACTGCCATGATTAAGCGTAAAGCAATCCGCCGGGGCGTTTTTGTTGCATTAACTCTGACTGTATAGCTTGCGAAATAGCTTGACCTAATTGCTCGGCCTGCCCTGCATCTCCTTGAACTGCTGAACCACCTGTAGCATCAACATTTACGACCACAGAAGTATTAGAACCACCGCCCTCTACTCCTAAAATCCCATTCCGACGACGTAACGGGAGTATAGCCTCAGAACCTTTTTCCCCTGCCACCGCAATACCACCGTTTGCCATGTATTTCATATGAGGGCTATTAATAACGCCGCCTTTTGCGTAAGCCGTTACATGTTGTCCATTTTCTAATACATTTCCTTTTGCATTGAATAAACCCTGAAACCAGCCCGTTAAAGGTGCTGTTACGGCTTGTTGAATTGCAATCCTTGCCATATCAGCGATAATGCTATTTGCTAAATTTCTAAAATTTAATTCGCCGGTCATCACGAAATTAACGAGGGCGTCTTCCATTCCTTTAATTCCTTTTATCACGACATCAGCCATTCCTTCTTCAACAGATTTAATTGAATCTTTAAAGGTTTGTAATTTAGATTTCATTTCTCCCCCAAATGTAGTATTTAAACTTCCTCCTAAATCATCTGAACCTTTTTTTAATCCGTTTAAAGTCGTTATTTGTCCCTGCATTGAAAGTGTAACTTCTTCGATTTTTGGCTTAACAGATTCAAGCCCTAATTCATTTTCAACATAAGTCGCTACATTTTCTTGGAAAACTTCATTGATATGCTTTTGCAATAAATGTCTCCAAGGTTTGATTTCCCCTATTAAATGTTTTGTATGGAAATCAGCGCCGAAAAATTTAGGTATATCTTCGGCGGTATAGGTTCCTGCTTCAGCTTTGGCTCTTTTTATTGCTTCAGAATTTGGGTCGTACATTCCACGACTGTCGATCCCTTTAGCATCAAGCATTAATTGATTTCTAACTTCCTTAAATTGATCACCTGTTTTAACTTGAATAGTTGCTAAATTTCTTTGGGTTGCAAAAACTTGATCCATCCACTCAAACATATTTTTTAAACTGTCAATAATCCACTTGAAAACAGGTTTTAACGCGATCTCTATCTTTTTTGCAAAAACGACCATATCATCACTAATTGCATTTAATCCATCGGTTACAACGTCGAATACTTCAGTAGTTGCCTCTACTAATGGTTCCATTAACGGACTAGCCGCCCCGCCTAATGCCTCGTTAAAGTCCCTTACCTTTTGACCTAACGTATCAAACGCACCTGCTAAACCTGTTGCCGCTGCCCTTGCTGCACCTTTATAGCTACCCTCAACAATCTTTAATATTGCCGCTTGTGCTTCCATTTCACGCCCTGAGTTATGCAACTCAAGAATCATTTCTCGCTGTTCTTCCGTAAATATCACACCCGAACGACTTAACGCCGTTAGCCCTCTTGTTGGATCACTTAAAGCCTTAGCTAACTGTAAGAAAGAACTTTTTAAATCAACTTGGTTTATTTGTGCTAAATCTGCCGCCGTTTCTGCTACTCGACCATAAGAATCAATACCGATATTTTTAAAACTCGTTAACAATGAAAAACCTTTTTGAAATGCCTTTTCATCAAATAAAGTTTCAAAGCCCAATTCATCAGCCATAGCCCTTAGAGCCTTAGCGGCCTTCGGTGCGTCGGTACTAACGCGAGTTAATCCATTTGCTAACGTTGCAAAATCGGCTTCCCGTTCTGCTAAGACATCAAAACTTTTCCTCAGTGTTTGTACTGCTACCGCTGCCCCACCTAATGCCACCAATGGGCCAAGTAATCCTTTAAATGCCCCCGTTAAATTCTTCGCTCTACCTTGCAAACCCTGCATTGAGTTTCCAAGAGCCTTGATTTTATTTGCACCCTGAACATTCGCGGCAATAGTTAAACCGTACTTACTGTTACCACTTCCGGGGATACCTCTAGGCATTATTTTTCTTATTCAATATCTCAATGGCTTTGATTTCCATAATCTGTAATTCTTCAAAGACCTTCTTTAAATCATTGTACTCGTATAGCTTAGCAACGGCCAATACGTCGCAATAGCAAAAGCCTAATACTTGACCTAACGCGCTAACTTTCCATTGTGTTTGACAACGAATGAATAGATTCAAAGCGTTTTCATGCTCAGGCCATAAATAAAAAATTTCTTCTTCCTTTTCAGGTAAAACAACATTAAAGGCTTTCGCGGCCTCTTCTAAGTTACCTTTTTTATCTTGGCTATTTCTAAAAATATAATCAACACAGTCTATTAGTTTTTTGATTTGCTCTCAGTTAAAGAACTGATATAAGTCGTTGAAACCGCAATTGCAAGCGTGGGAATCTCTAATAGTTGATCTAAATTTTCATGGTTAAATTCTATATTATTTCCTTCTTCATCTAAAACATCTTTCCAGCCAACTACGACTTGATGAGCGCATTCTCTAGACGCTTCAAAAAGTAGATTTAAATCTGTTACAGAGAATTTTTTTTGAAACTCTTCGACTTCTCTTTGTTTAATCCTTTTAAATTGACATGAAAATTTAACTGACTGATATTTTCCATCATCAATAGGCATTTTGAAATTAATCGGCCAGAAATAAGTATCTAATTTTTTTAAAACAAGTGACATGATTTGCTATCTAGACATAGCAAGAGTAGACCCTATTAACAACTAAAGCAATATCTAATGAAATTTCAAACTAAATTCATCATTGCCTGATGTTGTAGGAGTGGCTAGATAATCCATATTTAACATTGTTACGCCGTTATCGTCTGAATAACTAGGGGCTTGAATATCAGTTTTAGGAAGAGTCAGAGTTACGCGATTCCCGGCTGTTTGCCCGTGTTGGTAGGTTAAATTCCCAAGTGTTCCCGCTTCCGATATTGCAAAGAAATCTTTAGTAGATAGAACAGGAGCTTCAATTATTATAGAACCGCTTGGCTTTCTATCGGTGAATTGCACCTCTTTTGTGCCGCCGATTAATTCACGATATGCGACATCATTATTTACATCAAAAGTCATTGACTGCATAGCACCCGCGAAAGTAT